CTCTTGTACTTCTCCTATCTTTACATTTATATCAACAACTGTATCAAGGGGATTTGAATAAAAACCATTTATCTTTGGCTTTGGAGCTGTTATAGAAACTATCTATCCACTCTTTAATGTCGGAGTTCCACTCTTATCTAAAATATAAATCAAACTTCCCTATCTTAATGCACTAAACATAATCAATCATTTTAAACTGTTAAACCTGTTAATATCTACAATGTTCCATTTTCATAGTAGGCTAAATATATTCCCGAACCATTAAGCTCCGCAGAAGTTACCTCTTCTCCATTTATTGTTGTTACAGCCTGTGTTTTCCCATTTGTATTAAACACTATGGGAACAGCAGTAGTTGGAGCTGTATAAGAAGGTAGCTTGAACAGTATTAACCCTGAATAAGGAACACTTAAAAAGTTATGTGGTTGAAAGCTGAAAGTTACATTAGATGTTCCTACTGAAACACTTGTAGCTTCAAGTCTTGGTATTCCACCTTTATTAGACCATATAAAAGGATTTAGTAAAGCCATACTTACCTCCTTTCTTATCCCCAATAGCCGTATGTAGTACCCAATCCATATTGTGCAGCCCAAGCAGTTGGGACAGCAGTAGCACAAGAATATGGCAATGTAACAGTCTGTGGCTATGCACACTTTATCTCATTAACTTGTGTCTGAAGAGCAGCAATAGCACCATTAAGAGGAGTAAGCTACTGTGCTATAATACCTGCCGTCTTATAGGTAGAAAGCTCTTCTGCCTATGTAGCAAGTTTACTATTAAGTTCTCTCATCTCTGCTGCATTCTGACCATCTACAATCTTCTGAATACCACTATTTATAGTGTTTTGAAGATCACAAGTTTGCTGTTGTGTAGTATAGCCTAACTGACTAAATCCTCTTTCTTGTCCAGTAGCCACTGAATTGATGGACTGTTGCAGCTGATTTGTCTAATTCAGATTAGCTATCTAATTCTCATAACCCTGTGTAGTAACAGCAGTCTTAATATCACAGCAACAAGAAGCTAACTGTTGTGCAACCGTCATATTACCCTATTGTATAGCATTAATAACTTGTTGTCCTGATAGACCAACCTGATTGCCCACTTGTCCTAACTGATTAGAAAGACTATTTATTGCCGTTTGAAGAGCATTTACATCACAGTTAAGTGTAGTAGCCAACTACGATATTGAGGTTGCATTTCCTTGTATAGCACTCATAATTAACTCCCTCCCATTATCATTGTTAAGAAAATTAGCCAAAGGCAAACTGCTATTACTTGAAGTGCCATTTAGCCCTCTATTTCCAATTCCCAAGAAGATAAATAAGAACAAGATGATAATAAACCAACTACCGTCATTTCCAAACCCATTCTTATTGTTCATCATAGTAGCCAGTACAGAAGGATCTATGCCTCTCTGTTGAAGCAGAGGAGCAATAAGACCTATCAACCCAGTAGTATTACTGCTATCATTACCAAAAACATAAGTTTTAGCATCACTCATAATTAATTCAATTTTAATTGTTAATACTTAATTTATTTGTTCCAGAACTACTGCAAAAGTAAAACAATCGAAAGCCATTACCTAATGTTACTTAAAGGGAATGGCTTAAATTGCTATCTATTAATTATCAGCGATTTATAAAGCTGTAAAGTAGTAATAAGTGGATAAGAGGTTATATAACAACTTGATGTGTAACGGTGTCAGGATATATAAAGGTAAAAATTGTTGGGGGGTATAAAAGTGTGGTATATGTAAAAATTTGATACATATAAAATTGTTGGTATATATAAAAGTGTGGTATAACTCCACACACCACCGCCCCTATGTCTTGGGTTGGGGTTATATCCCCCGCTATTAAACCCAATATCACTATAGTGTGGTGAGCTATGGTGATATATAGTATTAATCTTTCACCCAAACACGACAATTAGGGGCGTGAACTATTATGACAAATAACAATTATTTCGTGAACGATGAGACTGGTAGTAGCTTCTTGCAGCGTAATGAACACATTTCTATTGTTGCTTCAAAGACCAAACCTGGCAAGCTCTTCTTTTCTGCTGCTGTCGATGGTATAGGAGCTGTTAGCGATAAAGCAGCAGCATTTCTACAGCAAGAGATGTCCAAACCTGGCGCAACACTCCAAGCAGCTATCTGTCAACTCGCAGTTGGCACTATTGCTGGCACAGATACCAAATGCTTACACGTAGTTGGCAAACCAGCCAATACTCTGTACAGCTGCTAACAGTAAAACAAACCATAGGCGGAGCAATCTGCCTATGGTTTCTTTTTTTCACTCCCTTTCAGAATAGGTTTTTTCTTATTTCTAATGAATAGGTTTTTTAATTTTTTAAATAAAAATATTATGAACATAATACACATAAATATAGAAGGTGAGACATTTCCCTGTATTGTTATAAAAGGATATTCAAGTGATTTTTATTCTACTGACGTTTTTATTTGTTATGGAAATAATGCTATTTATTCTGTACAGAGTTGTAAGAATAGGCAGATAGGTAAACCAACATTATTAGTAGATTATGCACTCATTCCAGAATATGATGACATATTAGAAGGATATGCAGGATCTAATAGGACTTTATTTTCAGATGAAATAGATACTGAATATTCTCAATATAGAAGAGAAATGCAAGAGAGGCTATTTAAATAGAATAGTCTCTCTTATATATATAATGTACGCGCGTACCTTTTATTATATATAGGAGAGCAGTGAATTAGTTTTCAACTCTTTTTGGGAAGAAATTGCACTATTAGGGCTTGAGAATAAAAAAAGCCTCGCGATATTATTTAATATCATTATATAACAACTATTTTATCCTTTTATTAAGAGAAATTTGAGAGAGTGTAAAAATTTAACTTTCAGACTTTTTTTATTAATGCCCCAAAAAAAAGCCACACGTTCTTTCAGAATGAAATCATAAAGATTTTATTCTCTCTGACCATTATTTAATGCTTTCTTCTGACGCGGGATTACATATATTCACCTTAGCCTTAGCTACCTTCTATATGCTTCACTCGAACCTCCATTTACCTCTGCCTTTTTTTCACTCTATCTTGGCTGGAGAATCAGCTTTATACATTAAATATTTTTGTCCTATCGGGGACACCTCGCTTCTATGTTGAAATTTAATTTAATGCTTCTTATGTCCTAAAAGGAGTAATGTATTAAATTTAAAATTTCTGAAGCTACTACCCAACTTCTGTCCTCATACTTATCATTTTTCAGATCTTCAAAGGAGTACATTCCAATAGAGCTGGAATGGGACGGTGCAAAGGTAGTAAAAATCTCCCTTTCCACCAAATCCTTATAAAAATAATTAGGCAACCTTACAAAATTACTAATACTATGTCCTTTTCTACTACATCAGAAAATCCGCAGGATTGATTATATTTCTGATTTTCAATTCAGTTCAATATATATTTTCACATAGATATTTCAAATTTTTCAAGGTAAAAACTTATTCCTTACAAAAAAATATAACAATGAAACTTTCATTAATTAGTACACTATGTTTTTTATTAGCATCTTGTACAGGCAGGTCAGATGTCTCTTGCCCAAGTAGAGACCTCGTTTATGAACATTATTGTGATAGTATTTGGCAAAATAATCCTGACTATTATAATGATGTATTAGCAGAAACTGATGAATACATCAATTATATACAGCAACACGGTTCTTGGTGGAAGGAGGATTAATTATGACAGCAAAAGAAAAAGCTATTTCAGATATTAAGTCTGACTTATACCAAGAAGGAAAAGTTTTTCTTGCTTATAATCCTAACTTAAATCCTATAATAGAGGATATAACTAAAGAGTATCTTTTAGAACAAGAAAAATTATGAAGCTAACAAAAGATCAAAAAGAATTGTATTTAAGTGAGCTATGTTGTATTATCTTTATCTTTTTGATTTATATGGCAATATTAGTTTTTCACTAATACATTCTTACCCACAAATTTAGAGTATTGTAGTACTAAAAATCTCTTCATACTTTTGACTTTATTATATGGAGAGACAAAATAATAAATATTAAATGAGTAAAAACAAAAGATGGTCTGAACAAGAAGATTTACGCTTGGTTAGACAGGTTAGAGTTTTCCCACAAAACTTAAACAAGTGTTTTATGATTGTAGGTGAAGAACTTGGCAGAAGTAAAAGCGCAGTAGCTGCGAGATGGTACACAACAGTATCAAAAAATCCAAAATATGCTGCTATTGCTATGATTACTCCTTGCTCAAAATCCTTTAATAGGAAAAATGGCAAAGGAGTTCCTTCATCTGCTTCTCTATTTCGTAGAATATTAAAACTCTTGAATTTTTAAATCCTTGTAGTCTCTTATGAATTGACAATTATAATGAGGGATGAATGTAACCAACCAAAATTGTAGTAATAATATATTTAGTCTCTAACATATATTAGCTGGGAGTTGGAAGAACTCTTATAATCTTCCGTTTTATTTTTAAACAACAATTATGACAAATACTAAACTTACAGTGAAATTCCTTATACCAGGAAGTAAACCCTATACTAATGAAGAATGTAAAGAAGAGAAACTACCTAATGCAGGATTTGATAATCATTCTTTCAATACTTTTCAAAAGGAATCTATTAAACGTGTGAACTACACAACAAATAGATGTATTCCTGCTGTTCAAGTAATTAATATATGCGAAGAAGCCTACTATGATATGTTAGATAATCCACCAATAGGATATAGAGGATTTAATTATAAAAAACTCCCTGTGACTATTCGTTTACAGGCACATTTAGATTTACTTAAATACGAGCTTAAAGCCTACGATTATACATATTATATTACAAAAGATTAAATAAAAATGAAACAGCAAAATATACTGGGACTTCTAAAAGACTGTAAAGAAAATACACAGTTCTATTCAAGAGAATGTGGTAAAGTTGTCTTTTCTCATATAGAAGATAATTCTATTGTTACCTATACTGAGGCTGGAGATAGCCGTGTTTATAATTCCAAAGGTTATGATGTAGAGGCTGACTCTACTGCTGAACCAATGTTTTTTCCTTCAAAAGATGTTCAAGATTGGAGTTTCTATAAGGTTAAGTACATTAAGGTAAATAACCAAGCAGAAGCAGTTAAAGCTATTGAGTACTTTGAACAAGAGGGCTACATTAAAAATATGTATATAACTTATCTTGCAGCAGGAGGTGTTGTTTATATAGATGCTATCACACATGAAATAAACACCCATTCTGTAAACTATCGTCCTTATTGTTATGATTATATTCTCTCCACAGGCACGGAGCTGAAACTTGAAGAAAAACCGCACAAGTTCAAGGTGGGGGATGTGATAGGCAAATGCAAGCCCATGATTGTTGCCGAGGAACTTAACATACCCGATGAGTATTGGATTACTCCAGAAGATGCCAACAGACCTCTTTACGACTATAGCTATACGCCCCCCGAAACAATCGCCAAGTGGAACAAAGAGGTGTTAGAGCCTAACCATCTGCACTATTCCATGAGCAAGCGGAAAATCATACACTGGTTCTTGCCCTTTGACAAGGTGGTGGTAAGGGAAGCAGAGAGAAAATGGCACGCTGATTTGTTTAGCGAATATGACATTGACAACGACAATGATTGTGAGATGTGCTATTTAACACTTGGTGGAAGCCCGTGGGATGAGTGCTTACCTTATAACGCCAAGACGGCGAAGCTGATAGGAACGACGGAGGATTATGAAGAATAAAAAATATGGAAACAAAAGATTTAGAAATAGGTAAAGCCTATAAGGTGGATTGGACGGATAATTGTGGTACTCCTGCTGGGTGGATAAGCCTTGAGGAGGAAGATTACCCTACGGAAATCCCACATATAACAAGTTATGGAGTGTTAATAAACAAATCTGAAGAAGCCATCGTGCTTGCACAAAGTTATAATGGAGGAAGTGCTACCATAAAGAAACAGGCAATGGGTATTGTGGTAATATCCATCGCCTGTATTAAATCAGCAGATTTGATTACTTCCTCTTAATGGCTTTTTTGTCCGCAGTTTGCGTCAAGACACATCCAGCAAGTCTCTTTGCAATAAGAGAGGATTTCGGATCTGCAAGCACTTTTGCTGCCAATGCTGCCATTTCTGGTGAACTCTTTTCATTCTTTGCCATAAATTAAAACTTTAAAGTTAAATGATATGTCATATAACAACAAAGCAACAGCAAAAATAATGCTAAAACAAACAACTATAAAAAGGAACAAATTATGAAATTAAAAAACATTGAACAAGCAAAGGAACTTTTACCACAGCTCGTAAACATGGAGAAAGCATTAAAGCTGTTGGAAGAAGATACAACGGAAATAGCCATACAAGGTCAATCCATATATCCGCACATACATTTTCTCCCGAAGTCTTTAAAGGTACATTTTATTGAGATTATTATAGCTAAATGCGAGTGCATCAAAAAGGAATTAGAACAGTTATGAACGATAAAAATGCTTATGAAAACCTCGAAAAGCGCATACAACGCATTTTCGATGATGACTATAAGATAACAAGGGATGCTATCTTCTTGTTGCTGTTTTTGGTTATTGCTATTTGCTCTATATCCATAACAGTAGATGTTGATAAGATACACAAAGAGCAACAAGAGATAACGCACTATCTGAAACTACTGTATAATGACTATGAAGAATATGATTGATTTAAATTGTTCAACACCCCAAAATCTTATAAAGGTTTGGATAAAGAGATTAAAAGAATATGATAAATACCATACTGACTATTGTCAAGGGTATAAAGATGCTTTACAAGAGTGTCTAATGGATATTGCACAGCAATTTCCACAAGAAGTAAATCCCCTTGATTTTATGACAGAAAAAGAACTTAAAGACTATGCTGCATCATTAGATGCAGATTCTTGGGGTTCTTATGATTACTAAAAAATAAAATATTATGGCAAAGAAAAAAGATAAAAGAATAAAATTAAGTCCAAAATATGGATTAAATCCTTCCATAGAAAAATGTCCCATTTGTGGCAAAGAAGGAGGTATAATATTCTATGGTAAACTTAAAGGAGATGTAGAAGCCCCTAAATATACATCAAATACTCTTTGTGAGGAATGTTCAAAAGAATATATTACTTTATTAGAAGCAGAAGAGGATGGAAAATGCACGGGAAGATGTATATATATTAAAAGATCTGCTGTAGCTAAAAAGTATCAAGAAAAAAACTATCTTCTTATGACAAAAAAAGATTTTGAAAACACACTATTTCTTTTAAACAACCAATAAATATTTATTTGTAATGAGTAGAGAAGATTTATACATCCAGGCTCTATCAAAAATAAAAAACCACCAATGCCTTATTTTAGAACTCCCGACAGGAGTAGGAAAATCCAAAATAGCTATTGATTTAATTAATAGTTTGAATACAACAAGTTCTTCCTTAAAAATACTATTACTTGTTGCTAAAACTGTACATAAACAGAATTGGCAAAATGAAATAGTTAAATGGGGAGGTTTTAAGGGTAATCCTACTCTGATAGTTGAATGCTATAATTCTCTAAAGAAACATACAGAAGAAACTTTTGATATTGTTCTTTGTGATGAAGTACATCATCTCCAATCTGAATTAAGATTAGAGTTGTTCCAAACTTTAAAAACTAAAAAGATCATAGGACTTTCTGCTACTGTTTCAAGAGAACTAAAATATTGGTTTTGTAATCATTATACAACATCTATTCTCTCTGCTTCATTACAAGAAGTTATAAGGGAAAAAATCCTTCCCAAACCAGAGATTATTCTTATGCCTTTAACTTTGGATGATAAAAAGAAATCAGAAGTTATAGAAATAAACCCTAACATACAAGGTGTGCCTATAATAGATGATTATAGAAATGTCAATAGATATTTTGGAACTAAAAAGCATATAAAGTTAAAAGCTACTCCAAAAGAGAAATTAATGTGGTATAATGAAAAAGTCTTATATAAGAAGAGAGCTTGGGAAAGAGTAGGATTTGAAGGATTAAAATTTCAATGGCTTAAACTGTGCGCAGAAAGATTGCAATTTTTGGCATACAGTAAAAATGATATAGTCATTAAATTGCTCAATCTTTTAGATAGTAAACGCACTATAACATTTTGTAACTCTATAGAGCAAACAGAAGTACTTGGTAAATACTGTATTCATTCTAAAAATGGACAAGCAGAAAACACTCTTAAAGCATTTAATGACAAGAAAATAAATCATATTACAGCTTGTCAAATGCTTAATGAGGGCGTTAATCTTACAGAATGTCAATATGGCATATTTGCTAATTTGAACTCTTCTAAAACTATACAAGTGCAAAGGTTTGGCAGACTATTAAGACACGAACATCCCAAAATAATTATTCCTTTTTATGTAAACAGTAGAGAGGAGGAAATTGTTGAAAAAATGCTTGAAAACTATGATAGAGAATTAATTAAAACATTTAATCCTAAACATTTATGAGTTGGGCAGAATATGATTTTTTAAGATCAATGCTATTTATGGCAGGTTTAGTAGTAGTTATCTGGATTATTGATACTATGAAAAAAGATGATTAAACTATGAATAAAAAATGGACGATTGATTTTCAGGAAGTTTATAATAGAGATATACCACCAGATTTGTTTATGTATCTGTTATGTCTTTATTTTAGACTTCCTATAACAGAGGAAGTATTAACACAAGCTCATAAGTTAGGACTTTCTATTAAAGATATAGATCATTATGATATTTCTCATTCTGGAATATCTTTGGTTGAAAGAGTATTAGTTGCTTCTGAATCTTCTACTAAAAAGACAAATGTAGATTATATAGAAATAGCTAAACAACTTATGTCAGTTTTTCCAAGGGGTATTAAGCCTGATACTTCTTCTTATTGGAGAGGAAATAAAGAATTAGTTGCAGATAGACTTCGTATATTAGAACTTACAATACAAAAGGAAATTCCTTTAAATATTATGTTACAAGCTACTAAAGATTATGTAGATAGTTTTAAAGGTGATAGACAATATATGCAAACACTGCCTTATTTTATCTTTAAATACTCCAAAAATATAGATGGAGAAATTGAGTGGCAATCAAATTTATTAACTACAATAGAAAATAAAGAATATGAACATTCAGATTGACGAAAAAGTATGTAAGAAATATAAACTTTCTCTTTCTCAATTTCTAATACTATTGGCGATAGAGTTTTCTAATGACTTTAAGTCTGAATTTAATGGTCTTTTAAATAAAGAAGTTCTCACTTTAAGGCAAGGAATGCACGGAGTATTTGACATTTCGAAATACTGGCTGTCTGTAATAGATAAAGTATTAAAAAAGTCATCAGAAGTACAAAATGAAGAGCAATGGTATTTAGAGCTTGCCAAAGATTTTGTTAAGACTTTTCCTGTGGGTAAAAAGGAGGGTACTGCATACTATTTTAGAGGAAATAGTAAGGAGATTTCTACAAAGTTAAGGAAATTCTTTGAGAAACATCTTGAATATACTCCTTCCGAAGAGATGAAAATGCGCATCATTAATGCTTCTATTAGATATAACAAAGAAATGGATTTTAACCCTCAATATAGAACTCTTGCCAAGTATTTCATATCAAAAGAAAAAACAATTACAGATGAAGAGGGAATAAATCATATAGAAGAAGTCTCACTTCTTGCATCTTACCTTGAAAATGAACCCAAAGAAGAAGAGGAGGAAAGAAGTGGAATAGAAGATTGGACAACAACAATAAAAAATTAAAGCTATGGGTCAAAAATTACAACACCTTAAATGTTCTTTTACTGACAAAAGAGTATTAAGACCAAATGAGAACACAACAATAGTTGAATTTACTGGAAAAATTCCTATATCTTTTCATACTTTACAACAGCTAAATCCTTTAATGAAGTGGATAAATAAACAAAAGCAAGTAGAAATACATGAAGGACTATTTCCTTGCAGATTGATGTTTAAAGTTAAAGGGAAAGCTATAAAAGCAAAAACTGATACAGATGATCTTATTTTTGCTGAAAGATTGGCAGAAGCAAGAGCTAAAAGAAAATTATATGAGTTCTGTGAAGTTCTTATGCTAAAACTTCACTACTATTATAGTGAGTTTCCACAAAGTCTGATTCCTATTGCACAAGTTTATGAGGACAGGAGAAATAAAGAAATAGAGCATATTGCAGATTTAATAACTAAAAAATATGGGACTGGTAAGTAGAGTTCTTGATAGTCTTGAAAAAAGAAGGCAAAAAGTTCTAAATGGCAATATAAACTGTATTCCACTACCTTTCCCTTCTTTTCGTAGGGACTTTCCTGGAATAGAACAAGGAAAATATTATGTAGTCTCTGGGGCTGGTAAAAGTGGGAAGTCTCAAATTACAAATTTCCTTTTTCTATATACTCCTATTTTGTATGCCTATAATCATCAAGAACAAGTAAGAGTAAAGATATTCTACTTTCCATTAGAAGAAACTCCTGAAAAGATACTTCTTCGATTTATGTCTTACCTCTTATATACTCTTTCTAATCATACTATTCGTATATCTCCAAAAGACTTGCAATCTATAAATGCAGATAAAGTAGTAGATGAGAGAGTATTGCAACTTCTTCATAGTATAGAGTATCAAAGTATTCTCAACTTCTTTGAATCAAATGTTTACTTTATGACAGAAAGAAATCCAACAGGTGCATGGAAAGTTGTTAGTAAATATGCAGAAGAAGCAGGTACAATACATCGTAAGACTATTGAGATAGAAAATAATCGTACAGGAGTTAAGCAAGAAAAAGAAGTGTTTGATTATTATGAACCTAAAGACCCTAACGAATATGTCATTATTATCTGGGATCACATTTCTTTAACTTCGCAAGAATCTGGAAAGTCCTTAAAAGAAAGCATAGATAAGCTATCAGAATATTTTATGATATTTAGAAACAAGTATAATTATATTCCAGTAGCTATTCAACAGCAAAATTCTGAAACAATCTCTCTTGATGCCTATAAGCATAATAAGATAAGACCAACAATGAATGGTGCTGCTGACTCAAAAAGTCCTGCAAAAGACTGTTCTATGTTTCTTGGTATAACTAATCCTTACTCTTTTGAGGTATCACGATATTTAGGATTTGATATAACTAAACTCAAAAGTTATGCAAGATTCTTCGAGGTGGTACTCAATCGTGAGGGTGAAAGTAATGGAATAATAGGATTATATTTTGATGGAGCAGTAAATTATTTTACTCCACTACCTCCTGCTGTAGATTTGATGAAGCTACAAAGAGTGTATAACCTTATTGAGAATAATTCAAAGTCTTAATAAAGTTCTTTGTCTTATTTAGGAGAAAATTAAGAGACTTTTATAGTAAAAAGCCTTATACTAATTTTGTCTTCTTACACCTTAAAAACAATATAAAAACAACTTAATTATTAACAACAAAAATGAGTAATATCACATTACCAACAGAAAGAAGAAAAGCACAGTCTTATAATCCAAGACTAATGGTGCTATATGGTAAGCCTAAAAATGGTAAGTCCACCCTTATGGCTTCTCTTGATTCTAATCTTATTATAGATCTTGAAGATGGTTATAGGGCATTAGAAGTAATGGCAGTACAAGCTAATAGTGCCGCTGATATTTTTGAGATAAGAAAATTAATTCAAGAGAAGATAAAAGAAAATGAGGGAAAAATTCCTTATCGTTTCATTACCATAGATAATGCTTCTCGTCTTGAAGAAATGTCTATTCCATACGCAGCTGCTCTTTATAGAAAAACTCCAATGGGAGCTACATGGGGAATGAAAAAGGATAAAATAGGTAATCTGCTATTAAATGAAAATGGCAAGCCTGTACCTGATCCCAAAGCTGATGTAAGACAACTTCCTAATGGAGGTGGGTATCTTTATTTAAGACAGGCTCTCAAAGAGATGATAACAATGTTTCGTCCTCTTTGTGAAACTCTCATTCTTATCTGCCATGTCAAGGATAAGCAGATCAGAAAAAATGATGAAGAAGTAACAGAAATGAGTGTTGACCTTGCAGGTAAAACTTCCGATATAATATGTGGAGAAGCTGATGCTATTGGGTATGTTTATAGACAAGATAATAAAACTCTTATATCTTTTAAAGGAGGAGACAATAATATTAGAGGTTCTCGACCATTACATCTCCGAGAGAAAATCTTTGAAGTAGCAGAATCCGATGAAGAAAACAATGTAAAAGTAGATATGTCTAAAATATTTTTAGACACAATTTAATCATTTAATTATAATTAAAATGTTAACAAAAACAATTTCAACTCGTGAATGGGCAACTGTAAAAAGAATTGCCCAAAGTGTTCAACCCATGCTTTCTAAACAAGAGACTTTAAAGTCTAAAATGAAAGTTTTAGCAGAAGAGTACAAAACCATTCAAGCTCAAATAGAAGGATTTGAGTATGGCATTAAGGCTCTCTGTCAAGGTTTAAGTAGTAGTGATTTAGTAAAACGTGTTTGTACTCCTATTGAAGGTAAGTTTGATAAGGAGGGTAAACAGCTAAAGAAAACAACTTATGAACCTACTGACAGAGTACATTATGATAGCACTAATAATGTTTATATTGTAGAATTTCCAGAAGAAAACAATCAAACCCAAGAAGAAGTAAGTAACGATTAATTTCATTTTAAATTTTAATATATGAGTAATTATAGTTTTTTGACAGTTGGTAAAACCCAAGAATCCGTAGAAAATGTAGGACATAAGAAGTATATAGGAATTGGGTCTTCCTATATATTGGGAGTTAACCCTACAAAGAAAGAGTTAGAAGAAATCTATCATACAGAAATTGCTAATGAGCCAGAATATCTTATAGATAATGGTGAAAGCAAAGGTGTTCGTATAGATTTTATCACTAAAACAGATTCAAACGTAAATAATGGTATTGAACTTATTAGCAAGCTGACGTTCTTCCTCTATAATGAGCCACAGTACAATGCTGATAAAACTCAAATCCAAGTTATTGATATTTATGGTGATTCTGCTTATCTTCCAATAGATGATGCAAAAGCACATAAGATTCCTTTGGATTCTAATGGAAAGCCTCGTAGAATAACAGCTGACTACCGTGCTGCCTTTAGAGGGGAAGCAGAACTTGTTGAGTTTTTGATAAAGTATCTTGGGATAAGGGCTTATTCTTATGTTGATAATAAGTGGGTACTTAATCAGCCTGCCACTGATGTAGTATTTAGTCTTGATAAGATTAAAGACTATTTTAAAGGAGATGTTTCTGAATTAAAAGAAGCCCTTTCTTTACAACCAAAAAATAAAGTAAAACTTTTATATGGTATAAAGTCAACAGAAAAAGGACAGTTCCAAACAATCTGTACTCGAAAAGGGTATATTATGGATAATACCGCAGGAACTTCTACTTTTTCTAAATTGGAAGATAGACTGTCAAAAGCTAAATTGGCAGGAGGATTTAGAGATATTGAATATAGAGTATGTCCATTACAAGAATATACTATTTCTTCAACAAATCTAAATACTCCTGTTGAAGATGCTTTTTCAGAGTCTTCTTCTAATGAAGATATGATGCCTTGGGATTAATTTTTAAATAAGTAACTATTTTATGAAAATAGGTAAAACTTCCTCTACTGTATCTAAACAAGATATACTATCAAGTAGAAGTGAATTTGATATTCTTTCTTCTTATTTATCAATAAAAAAACTTCCTTGCTGTATTAATTCTCCTTTTAGAGAAGACGCAAACCCTTCTTTTTATATAGGAGAAGATGCAAATGGACATATTCATTATTATGATTTTGCTACTACTGAACATGGAAGTCTTATGGATTTATTATGTAAGTATTGGAAATGTTCTTTTTCACAAGCTGTTAGTAATCTTGCTCTTAACTTTACTCCTTCTACAGTATTAAATTCAAATAAAATAAAAAAATCAAAATCATACAAATCAAATGTTATCGATGTTCAAGTCAAAATCAGAAAGTGGGAAGAGTATGATTATGAATATTGGAAATCTTATGGAGTAACTCCAATATGGTTACAGTATGCAGAAGTTTATCCTATTTCTCATAAAATAGTTATAAAAGAAGTAGCAGACCAACATATAGAAAAAATAGCATTTAAGACAGATAAATACGCTTATGTCTTTGTTGAAAGAAAGGAGAAAGGACTTCAATTAAAGATATATCAACCTTTTAATAAAAAAGGGTATAAATGGTACTCTTCAATGGACAAATCTGTTATTTCTTTATGGTCAAAAATTCCACAACAAGGCGAAAAACTTATTATTTGCTCTTCCTTAAAGGATGCTTTATGTGTTTCCTGTCAGCTTCATATTCCTACTATTGCCTTACAAGGTGAAGGATATTCTATTAGTAGTACAGCACTAAAAGAACTCAAAAAAAGGTACTCTAATATTTTTATATCCTTTGATACTGATAAAGCAGGAATTGAAAATGGAAAGAAACTATCAGAAAAAACAGGATTTACACAAATTATTCCTAATCTTGGGAAAGAAAAAGACTTTTCTGACTATTACAAGTCATTACAAGACAAAACAGAATTTCAAAAATTAAAATCACTTTTTTAAACATTTAAAATTATAGCAATATGGAAACAAGAAAAATTTATGTAGCAAATACTAAAACACAACAAAAGTACACTTTTGACACTAATGCAGCAACTCTTGGAGAACTAAAACAAGTACTAACTCAAAATGGAGTTGATTTCTCTAATATGTCATTTACAGAAGGTATCAGCCGTACAACTTTAAATGATGATGCCACTGTTCTTCCTTCAAATCTTCCTTATAAAGGAAATGTAACAAACAATTTGGTTATTCTTCTTACGAATACAACCAAAAACATCGCTTCAGGAATGGATAGGAAAGAAGCCTATGCTTTTATTAAATCTCATAATTTACAGGATGCAGTACTATCAACTTTTGGAAAAAACTTTACACAAGTTAGCAATCCTAATCTTGAGGGCTTTATCCAGGATTGGCAGGAAGATAATGCAGCTTCTGTAATAGGTACATTGGAAAGTCAAGAACTATTGGAAGAAGGTTTTATTGAAAAGTGGCTTCAACCAGAGACTACAGAAGAAACATCTGATGTTGAAGAAGACGTTGAGAAAGCGACCAAAGACTTCTATAATGCTATAGCAAATCTCTTTCGTGCTTTTGCAAATATGTTGAGTAAGAACTAACAGAATTTACCTTAATTTAAGTTTATGATATGTTTTTTGAGAGGAGTTGTTGTGAAACAACTTCTCTTTCTCTTTATTATCTTATTTGCTTATGAAATTCAACAATATTCAAGAACTTAAAGATGCTCTATATCACAAATTATATGAAGTATATGATGTGTTTAAGACATATTATAAAGAAGAAAATACGGACTTACAAAATATAATTTCTGATGAGGTTTTGCGTCAAAGTATTAGTCGCTACATTCCTAAAGGACATTATTATAACAACATCTTTGATTATGATTATACTGAATCAGAGTTATTAAATTTATCTTCTTATCTTCCTCCAGCAGATATTTTAGTCCATTGGGATAAAGTTTGTGTTAAGAATGAATTTGATAAATATGTTTGGATTTGGGATCTTTATGCAAAAGTACCTGTATATTCAACAGGTAAAATATATGGAACTTTCACTTTAAATCGCTCAACTTATACTTTTGACCAATTTATATCAAGGTATCTACATAGTCATATTCCAAGAATTTCTTATAATTATTTAAATAACTTTCAAGCTCCTTGTTTGGGTACTGGACCAATAAAAAGTACTATTGACACTTTAAGAACACATAATGACTCTATTATTTGGGGACTTTTTTGTGAAGAGCTTAATAGGTATGTACAGACAGAATCTATAAAGGGAGGTCCTTATATAAGATTGGAAACTATTGGAAGTACAAATAAAAATAAACTAAATTTTAAACTATGTTACAACTATAGTATTCCTCGTACTAATAGTTTTAATCAAGAAAATTCAATAAGAGGCTATATTTATGATTTTATCAAGTATTATCTCCAAACCACTCCTTTAAAATTTCAGTATTTTAATGGGTCATACAACATTGGAATGTCTTATTATGATTATATATTAAGCGTAAGCAATTCCTTTATTAAATTCTACAACACAGTACTATGTAAAAATATTACAAAAACAGAAATTCAAAGTTTTAATATCTTTCAAACTGTTGCAGTAAAAAATAATTCTTTTTGGTTAATATCTGAAAACGATAATAGTTTTGATATAAATTCTTATATAGGAACTACTTTATTCTCCTTTAAAGGACAAGATGTTACACTTCATGTAAAAGATATAAAGAAAAAAATAAAAAGCAATAACTATGCAACTATACTCAACAATGATATTGCAATGTATATTTTACGTTTAATTCTTTTAACTCTTAATTATAAGTATGACAACACTACAACAACCAATGATAGAGAAGAAACTTCCTTCTCTCGTAAAAATGCCACCTTCCTCTTCTAAATATAAATTGGTAATTCCTAAAAAAGTAGAGGATAAAATTCGATACTTGCAATGTAAATTTCCTAATACAGAGTGGTCAGGAGTACTCTTCTATACATACGAAGGCTCTTTTGAGACTGAACTAACTTTTACTTGTCAAGATATTTACCCTATGGATTTAGGAAATGCAACTTTTACAGAGTTTCGTATGTCTGAAGATATTTCTTCTTATGTTGCACAAAATATGGAAGAACTCTGGGACTGCAAGATTGGTTTAGTACATTCACATCATTCTATGAATACCTTTTTCAGTGGTACAGATACAGCTACTCTCCAATCAGAAGGTGCAGATATGAATAACTTTGTCTCTCTTATTGTAAATAATGCGGGTACTTATTCTGCTGCTGTTACAAGAAAAGTTACAATAAGCACTCAAAAGCAAGCAACTAATTCTTATAAAGAATGGGATAAAAATGAAGATGTTATCTTTAAATCTACAAGCTCTGAACAAAAAGAAGTAATTGAGTATTTTATGTTAGAAATAGAAAAAGAAAATACTTCTTCTTACCCAGAAATAGATGAAAGGTTTGAAGAAATACAAAAAAGGAAACAAGAAGAAGCAAAACAACTTGATGCCATACAAAAAACTAATGAAAAGATGCCAAAGCAATTAAATCTTTTCTCTTCGCCTTTTAATGAAGAGGAAGAAGCTACTCCTAACTTTAATGTACAAAGTCAAAATAATTTTGAAATTGATGATAAGGAAGTCTATAATACAATAGCTAAAATGCTGCTTTGCTCTCTTATAATAGATGCATCTAAAATTGATTTGGAAAAATGGATTAATACCAATATGGTAAGTCTATATAATAAAGTATTTGAAAGTCCAGAGTCTCAAAAATTTAGAGATTACCTCGACTTTATAGTACCTTATTCTATTGATTACTTTAAAGGTTCGGAGCAATTTCCTCTTGATATAGATGTTGAAAACTGTATTACTTTCGCTTTAAAGAGTACATTAGTTGAAATGCAACCTATAAACAATCCTTATTATGAAGAATTTATAAAATCACTAAACGTTTATACCGAACTCTATGAATGATTCAATATCTAATATTTTAAGTATGTTTGATTTTCCAACAGTAGAAACTGCTTCAAATGATACTTCGGAAACCCCTATAGAAAGTAATACCGTTTTAGAAGAAAATCCTTCAACAACAGAAGTGCAAATTTCTGAAAATGATTTTGAGAGTATTCTCAATGACTTTGGAGTTCCTTCTACTGTACAAGGAGTTATTACTCCTATTCCTTCTTCTGAACATATAGATGAAGTAATACTTGTAGAAGATGAAGAGGAAGAGGGAGAAGAAGAAAGCTCTACTGAAAACACTTCCTCTGAATCTAATATAGAAGAGCAATCAGAACTACTACAAGAAAACTCTCCTACATTTAGTATTGATGATTCAACTTCACGCTTTTCTGGAACAGATTGGTATAGTAATATTCAAAAGACTAAAGTTATTATAGCAGGAGTTGGAGGTATAGGTTCTAATCTTGCCTATCAAGTAGCCAGATTACATCCAATGAAAATTGTCCTATATGATGATGATGTAGTAGAAACAGCTAATATGTCAGGACAATTCTTTTCAAAGGAGGATATGGATAAATTTAAAGTAGATGCTATTGTTCAGAAATTAGATGAATATACTACCTCTACAAATGCTTTTGGAATTAATGAAAAATTTACTTCATATTCAGAGGCTTCTGATATAATGATGTGTGGATTTGACAGTATGACAGCTCGTAGAATCTACTTTGATGCTTGGGAAAAGTATGTTTTATCTAAAAATGAAGAAGAAAGAAAAAACTGTTTGTTTTTAGATGGTAGGCTTTCTATTGATACACTTCAAGTATTTGCTATTACAGGAGATGACTATTATAATATGAATAAGTATAGAGAGCAATTTCTATTTAGTGATTCCGAAGCAGATGAAACCATTTGTTCCTTGAAACAGACTACTTATCTTGCTTGTATGATTGCTTCTATAATGACTAACATCTTTATAAATTTTGTAGCTAATTTTACGGGACAAATGCCTTACTGTGTACCTTTCTTTACCGAATATGATGCTCAAAATATGCTATTTAAATTAGAAATATAATGAAAGTAAGCGATGTAATATTACAACTATTTTCTAAGGTCATCTCTCCACATTTTTATTATTCAGAAAGTACTATTCGAGGGCAAAGTATTCAGAAACTCCTTCAAGAAAATGCTGTTTATAAGAAGTTTTGGGTGCTACCATATCGTAATGGAGAAATAGAACTTCCTATTGGGTTAGTAAATAAATTTTTGAATAGACTTCCCCAAGGAGATACAGATGTGGCAATACCTTTATTTGGATTTTCTATTCCAAACTTTGATGTATATAAAAGTGCTTCTACTGCAATTTCAAAATGCTTTTCAAGAGATTTTTTATATGGAGGAGGACTTGAAGCACTTTATACTACATCAGAACGAGAACAGTTACATTATGGTTCACCTGGACTTATATTCAATTCTAATTTTATACCAGAACTAACTTGTTCTTGGAAAATTAAAGTAGAAAATAATACTATCACATACGTAACTCCTATTATTAGATTTAATCCTCAACTATTTTTAATACAAAAAAAAGATGCTATAACAAGTGCTATTTGTAATACTATTTTTAAAGGAGTAATAGGAAAGAAGGTAAAAAACCCAATAACTTATGAGTATCAAAATCTTCAAGTATTAATAGAGAATTGGCAATATCCTATTGTTATCCCCTCTGTTCCTAATATTAATACTACGGATGAAGATTTACAACAATTTGTCCTTGAAAACTTAAAATTTCCTAATCGATGAACCCAGAGTATTTTGGTAAATGGAAAGAGGTAATAGATTTTGAGGAGTTACAAAGAGTCATCAATTATTTAAAAGCCCAAAAATTATTTGAAGCAGGAAAACTATGTCCCCTGCCTCAAAACATATTTAGGGCTTTTAAATATTGTGATTATGATAATTTAAGAGTGGTAATCTTATCCCAAGACCCATACCCTAATTTAGTTAAAGGAAAGCCAGTAGCACAAGGAATTGCATTTGCAAATTCTAATAAAACTTTTAAGGAACACTATTCTTCCTCCTTAAAGGTTCTTATTGAATCTGTAATTAACTTTTCTATACCACACAATCCTTATACCTTTGACGTTACATTGAAGAATTGGGAGAGACAAGGAGTACTACTTTTAAATTCAGCCCTTACCTGCAAAGCAAAAGTTCCAAAGTCTCATAGTCTGCTATGGAGATCTTTTACTTCTTATCTTTTACGTCACCTTTCCAAATACAAGATAGGTATTATATATGTCCTTATGGGAAATGAAGCCCAATCTTTTGAAAAATGGATTGACAGTAAGAGCAATTTTATCTTTAAAGTAAAACATCCTTCTTACTATTCTCGTACAGGAGAGAAGATGCCTAACTCTTTATGGCAAAATATAAATAAAATTCTAACTAAACAAAATGGATATGGAATAGAATGGTATAAAGAACAACGTAGTGAATAAAAAGGTACGAAATGCTACACCTCTTACCTATGATAACATTTCTTTTAGAAGTAAATTAGAGGTAACTACATATAAGACATTAAAAGAAGCAGGATTTTCTCCTATGTATGAGCCTCAAACTTATATTTTACAAGAGGGGTTTAACACTGCCAACTTATATTATAGGAAAACTCCTAAAAGTAAAATAATGAAACTTTCTAATAGTTTCTTACCTATTACTTATACTCCTGATATAGAAGTAAAATATAAAGAATATGTGGCTATCTTTGAGGTAAAAGGATTTGCTGATGCTAAATTTCCCTTAAAGAAAAAGATGTTCTTTAAATATCTTAAAGATAAAAACCTTACTTCTTATATATATTTTGAAGTACACAGCAAAGCAAATGTTTTACAAGCAATAGATATATTAAAACAGTTAAAATGAAAACACTTTATGATATTTCTTGGCAAGTACCAGAGGCTCAATATAGAGCTGATCTTGCTTTAAGTTATAGTACTCTTGCTAAATTTGAAAGGGAGGGTTTTTCTAAACTCTCTTCTCTTTTTGAGCATATCTCTACACCTTCCCTCACTCTTGGCTCTATGGTTGATACCTTAATAACAGGAGGAACAGAGGAGTTTGAAAGATTATTTTATGTTGCTAATATTTCTCCAATAGGGGAAAAAGAGGAACAAATAGCAAAACTTCTTTTTCAGGAATGTTATTCAAATTATGGAACTTTTAATGATATTCCCTACGAAAAAATCCTTGAAAAAGCTCTTGTATTAAATTTTCAAGCTAATTGGAGAGAAGATACTCGTGTAAAAGTTCTTCGGGATAGATGTTCTGAATATTATAGTATGCTTAAATATGCACAAAGTAGAACTGTTGTAGATACAGAGACTTATAATAAAGCCTTACAAATGGTGGAGGCTTTAAAAACCTCTCCTGCAACAAAAGGATATTTTACAGAAAATGAGAACAGTTCTAATATTCAAAGGTACTATCAATTAAAATTTAAGCATTCCTTTGAAGGAGTTAATTATCGTTGTATGGCAGACCTTTTAATTGTTGATTATGAAGAAAAGAAAGTCTATCCTATAGATTTAAAAACATCTGGACATCCTGAATGGGAATTTCAAGATAGTTTCTTACAGTGGCAATATGCTATACAGGCGCGTCTTTATTGGAGAATCATAAGAGCTTGTATGAATGAAGATGACTATTTTAAGAACTTCTCTTTGGAAAATTATAAGTTCATCGTTGTAAACAAAAATACTCTTACTCCTCTTGTTTGGGAATTTCCATTCACATCCTCTTATGGTATTCTTTTAGACAATAGTACCAATATATTTTACAGAGACCCATTTGAAATAGGAAAAGAGCTTCAATTTTATTTAACTGATAATCCTAAAGTACCTAACGGGATAAATCTTATGGGAGTAAATAAAATATCAAGACTTTCTCTACCAGTACAAGACTTTAGATTAACAAGTTATTAATATATAAAACTAAAAATATGTAGATGCAAGTAATAAAAAGAAATGGAACAGAACAAAATTTTGATTTCGAAAAAATTAAAACTGCACTTGAACACACTTTTAAAGCGGTAAGTAAAGGCACGTATCAAAAAGTACCAGAATATCTTTGTAATAATATTCGAGATGTTTTAAGTGAAAAGTCTGTTTGGAAAGTAGAAGAAATACAGGACATTATAGAGAATATTCTGATGTCTTGGTGTTTTTTTGAAGAAGCCAAAGCCTTTATAAAATATAGAGAGTCTCATAAGGAGTCAAGGTTGATTAGAGAGAAGATAAATTATATTACCAAATATGCACATTCCAAAGAAAATGCCGCTTCTAACTCTAATACTGATGCTAATGCTAATAACTCTATAAAGAATGTTGCTTCTATAGACATTGAAGTATTTAAGGATAAAAACCGTCTTATCCAACGTCAAATGATGAAAGATAAACTTAACGAACTTTATCCAGAAGTAGCTAAACAATATGTGCAAGACCTTGACAGTCATATAATTTATGCTCACGATGAAGGATGCTCACCAATACAGAAAGCATATTGTGGTGCTTATACATTATACCCTCTAATGATAGAAGGTGTTGGTAATATAGATGGAATTACTCCAAGTCCCCCTAATGACATACAATCTTTTAGTGGGCAAGTAACTAATCTTGTATTTGCACTGTCTGCACAAACAAAAGGTGCAGTTGCTCTTGGTGATTATATAGTAGCTCTTAATTACTATGTTATTAAAGAGTTTGGACAAAACTATTGGCAAAAACTTGACATTGGTATTAGCAATGAACACGTGATAGATAATCAGAGACATACTATCCGAAGAGAAATCAAAAAAGGAATGAAACAATTTATCTATGGTGTAAATCAGCCTGCTGGTAATAGAGGATTTCAATCTCCTTTTACTAACATCAACATCTTTGATAAATACTATTTTCATTCTATGTTTGAAGAATTTGTCTATCCTGATATGTCTAAACCTCAATGGGAAGCTATTGATTGCCTTCAACGTATCTTTGTAGGACTATTGAGGGAGTTAAGGCTGATAAAACCTCTTACTTTTCCAGTAGTTACTTTTGCACTCCTTTATGACGATGAAGGTTATAAAGATAAAGAATACGCTAATTTCTGTGCAGAGGAATGGGCAAAAGGTAGCTCTCATTTTCTATACCATAGTAGTAATGCTGATAGCCTCTCAAGTTGTTGTAGGGTTTCAAATAAGATAAAAGAAAATACTTTTTCTTCCACCACTGGAATGACAGGTGTTATGACAGGAAGCTGTAATGTAATTACTCTTAATCTTAACCGTATAGTACAGAATTTCTATAAAGAAAATACTTTATTGAGTAATTCATTTGATACTTTTTGTAATACATTTAAGCCTTATTTAATAAGTGTTCTTGACAGAGTTTATAAGTATCATATAGCATATAAAACAATGCTTTATGAACTTGAAGAGGAAGGAATGATTACTTATAGTAAAGCCAATTATCTTTATATGAAAAAACTCTATTCTACTATAGGAGTTCTTGGGTACTATGAAGCTGCCAAATATTTGGGATTAAAAGATAATAGTGAAAAATACAAGTACTTCATCTCTTTTATCTTGAAAACTATTTCTGACTACAATAAAAAGAATAGTATCTATAATAAAAAACGACCTTTTGTATTTAATCTTGAGGCAGTACCAGGAGAAAATCTTGCTGTAAAATTCTATAATTGGGATAAAGAAGATGGATATATTGTTCCAAAAGACCAAAATCTGTATAATTGCTATTTCTTTAATCCATGGAAAGAAGATAATACTCTTAACAAGATAAAACTACATGGTGGAGAAATAAGTAAAGCCAGTGATGGAGGACAAGGTTGTCATCTTAATCTTTCTGAACACTTATCAAAAAAGCAATATCTACACATTATGGATATAGCAAGAAAAGAGGGGTGTAACTATTTCACTTTTAATATTCCAATGAGTGAATGCGCTGACTGTCATCATACTGTAAATGCCCCTATTAAAGACTGTCCCAAATGTCATAGTAAAAATATTGAATACTGGACAAGAGTAATTGGATTTTTAACCAAAGTATCGAATTGGTCAAAAGAACGACAACTGGAATTTACAAAACGTTATTTTGGAAAGAAATAATATGCTTAAATATGTTGATACAGCAGTGGTATTTCAAGAAGTTCCTAATGAAGTAACTCTTGCTATTAATATTTCTAACTGTCCCTGTCATTGTGAAGGTTGCCATAGCTCTTACTTGGCAGAAGATATTGGAAACCCTCTTAATTGGGACAGTTTGAATGCCCTAATTCATATCAATAGTGGTATTACTTGTGTTTCCTTTATGGGAGGAGATGCTAATCCTAAAGAGGTTAATAATCTTGCCTATCATGTACATAGGTTGGGGTTATTAACTTGTTGGTACAGTGGAAGACAAGAATTAAGTAAAGATATTGAATTAGAAAACTTTGATTTTATCAAACTTGGTCCTTATATAGAGGAATTAGGAGGTCTTGATAAAAAAACAACTAATCAAAAATTCTGTGAAGTAAAACTTTGTAGAGATGGAACTTATGGATTAGAAGATAAAACTAATTTATTCTGGAAATAATGAAACTTAACAAAGAACTTTTAAAAATGGATAGGGATAAAGTACCTAAAGATCCAAAGGATAGAAGAATCTATAAGTTAGAACGTGCTATTAAAGACTTTAAAAAGTATGATGCCAAACGTACAGCTTTTTTACATAAGATTCAAGATGAATTGGAACTTTATAGTCAAAAGTATTTAGACTTAAAAGAAGTTGTAAATAGTGATAGTAGTCTTCCCAAATTGGAAGAAAAAATACTTTCTTTAAAAGCAAATCTTAAAGCTGTAAATTCTAAATACTGTATCTTAAAAAATAGAATGAAGCAAATAGATAATTCTGAATTATTACAGCAGTCTTTAGAGATTATAAAACATTCTAATGTTATAGAACTTAACAAACAAATTGAAAAACTTAAAAAAGAGATAGAGCTTTTAAGAAAAAGCAACTCTATGCTTATAATAGAAATCGAACGTTTACATAAAAAATTAGTAATATATGAAAGTTAAGGTTTTATTAAAAAAGGGAGCAGTACTTCCTCATATAATTAAAAAGGGGGATTGGATAGATCTATATAGTGCTGAAACAGTCAGCTTAAAAGCTCCGCAAGCAAGTAAAAGCTATACCAAAAATAAAGAGTTATTAAGAGATGTTACTTTTGATTTTCATTTGATAGATCTTGGTATTGCAATGAAACTTCCAAAAGGTTTTGAAGCTATTATAGTACCAAGAAGTTCTTTATATATTAAAAAGGGCATTATACAAGCTAATCATTGTGGAATAGTAGATAATTCTTATTGTGGTAATAATGATGTATGGAAATTTCCTGCAATAGCTTTTACTCATACTACTATTAATCGGGGAGATAAAATCTGCCAATTTAAAATACAACTCTCTCAAAAAGCTACAATGTGGCAAAAACTTAAATGGCTGTTTAGTTCTTCAATTTCAATATTACCAGTAACAACTCTTAAAGATCAATCTCGGGGAGGATTTGGAAGTACAGGAAATAAATAATTAAATACTATGTTTAAATCACTTTATACAAAACTATTTAAAACAAAGAAAAATGAAATTTCTTTCAAACAGGGATTAGATCTTACAGGACTTCCCATTATTACCTTTAATCAAGGTAATATAAAACTCAATTTCATTCTTGATACAGGAGCAAATTATAGTATTATTGATGCAAACTACATAGATAACATTCAATATACCCCTTCTAATGAACAATCTTCTATATATGGTATGGAAGGTAAAGAGAGACAAACTTCTGTATGTAATATTGATATTACTTATAAAGATGTAACTTATTCTGATAGATTCCTTATAGCCGATTTATCACCCTCTTTTTCTAAAATAAAACAGGAGTCAGGAGTAATTCTGCACGGAATATTAGGTAGTTTTTTCTTTCAAAAATATCAATATGTATTAGATTTTAAAGAACTTATAGCTTATAGTCAAAAATGATATATTTAGTAACTAAACAACAAGACCTTTTTCAATCCTCTGTATATGAAATACTCTCGATTGAAAAAAGTCTTGAGCTTTTAAGAGAATGCTGCATTTTGCAAGCTGATACCGAAACAACAGGAACTAATCCTCATATAGACAGGCTTTTAACTGTACAACTTGGAAACGATGAAAAAGATATTAGAATAGTAATAGATTGTACTACTATTGATATTAGAAGATATAAAACACTTCTTGAAAGTACTCCTCTGATTTTTCATAATGGTAAGTTTGACTTACAGTTTCTTTATAATTATAAGATAATTCCTCGTAAGATATATGATACAATGATTGTTGAGCAACTGTTGTATCTTGGTTATCCTGCGGGACAACACTCTTACTCTTTACAAGCAATAGCTAAAGACAGATTAGATATTTATATTGATAAGAGTGTAAGAAGCCAAATTCCTGATAGAGGCATAGATGAAACAGTAGTAAAGTATGCAGCAAATGATGTTGTATATCTTGAAAAGATTATGAATAATCAGTTAGAGGAATGTAAACTCAAAGATTGTGTTAAAGGTATGCACCTTGAGTGTAATTCTGTTCCTTTTATGGCTTATCTTGAATGGTGTGGTATTAAATTAGATGAAAATAAATGGAAAGCTAAAATGCAGGAAGATGAAAAGGAACTTAAAGAAGCTACTAATAACTTAAATCAGTGGTTTATTCATGAAGCTGAAACCGCTCATCCAGAATTTAAGAAACATATTTTCATTGACACACAAGGAGACTTATTTAGTGGTTACAATTTAGAACCTCAAGTAACTATCAACTGGAGTTCTTCCCAACAAGTGGTAACTGTTGCAAAAGCCCTTGGATTTAATACTGTTGTACAAGATAAAAAAACAGGAGAGGATAAAAATTCTGTTCTTGAAAAACATCTTAAATCTCAAAAAGGTATTTGTGATGAATTTTTAACTCTTTATTTTGGAAAAGGAGACCCTGAAGATGATGATTATTACATTGGGTACAATGGTGCTAAAAAAGTTTGTACTTCTTTTGGGCAAGGACATCTTAATATTATAAACCCTAAAACAGGACGTATTCATACTAACTATCATCAATTAGGAGCATCTTCTGGCAGAATGTCTTGTGGCTCTGGAATAGATAAAAGTCTTGCAAAAATTAAAAAGTTAGATCCACAACAATGTAAGATGCTTAATATGCAACAATTACCTTCTAATAAAAGAACTCGAAGTTGCTTTGTGTCTGAACCTAACAATGTGTGGGTATCTTGTGATTTTTCTGCAGAAGAAGCACGGCTTGCAGGAGATATTTATCAAGATAAAGCAATTCTTGATATTTTTCTTAAAGGCATTGATTCCCATAGTATGTATGCAAAAATCTTCTTCAAAGATGAACTTGCGAATATAGACGTTAATGAAGTCAAAAAGAAACGTCCTGATTTAAGACAAAAAGCAAAAGGACCAGAGTTTGCTCTTAATTTTGGAGGAGGAGTTCCTGCCATTATGCAAGCTCTAAATTGTACAGAAGAAGAAGCCCTTTTAATAGTTAAAAATTACGAAGAGGGTTTTAAGGGTACATCTGAATTTGCTAAAAAAGGCTCTAAATTTGTTCGTCAAAATGGTTATGTTTTGATTAATCCCCTTACAGGACATAAAATGTATTGGTGGGATTGGGCATATTGGAAGCAAGAGGAACAAGATTTTCAAGAGCCTGGATTTTGGGATAGATATAAAGAAGCAAAAGCAAATGACTCAAACCCAATGCTTCTTACAAGAGTAAGAAACCACTTTAAAGCAGCATCTAAATATGATCGTATGGCAAGAAATTCTCCTTGTCAAGGAACAGCTGCAATTATTTTAAAGGACAGTCAAATAGAAGTTTTTAATTGGGTAGTTAATAATGGGTATTTTGGAAAAATACTTCTTGTAAATTTGACCCATGATGAAGCAAATTGGGAATGCCCAAAAGGTTTAATCAATATTTTTCCTGACCTCTTGCAAAAAACAATGGAAAAATCTGCATCAAAATATTGTAAATCTCTTCCAATACCAGCCTCTAAAGAAGTATCAGACCATTGGGTGCATTAAAAAGTAATAATATGAATATATTGAAAAACATTAAAGAAAAACAAACTATAAATAGAAATAATAATATTGAGCAAGAAGCTGTATCAAGAATAACTCCCTCTGTTTATAAGGGGGAGTTATATATTGCTTTTGATGGCTTTCCTCTGGTAATAATGGATAAAGGAAGTACCAGTGAAGATCTTATACAAAAACTTAACACTGTACGTAACTCCTATATAAATTATAGACAACATGAAAAATACTAATAAATATTCCCCATTTTTACAAATTGGTAATAATTGTCTTTGTATTGAAAACTTCCAAAATTTTAGGAAGAATGAAATATATGTAATAAATAATATTTATGTAAAAGGAGATATTCAATATCTTACTTTAAGTCCTAAAAAAGATATAAATGGAACATCTTATTTTATTGACAATGTTCCTCTTGGAGACTTTTATAAATATTTTTATCGTATAAAGATTTTTGAAACGGCAAAAGAGTCTTTACAAACTATAAATCTACTACAAAAAAACACTCAAACAGACTCTTCTTTTAAAGATAGTGTCAATCATCCTGCGCATTATAATTGGCTTAAGGATAAATGTGGTATTGAAGTAATAGACCTTGTAAGATATATGGATTTTAATTTAGGTAATGCCTTAAAATATATTCTTCGTGCAGGACACAAGTCTGAAAAAGGAATGTCAGATAAAGACAAAACTATTGAAGATTTAAAGAAAGCAATATGGTACATAGAAGATAAAATAAAAATGCTTCAAGATGAATAAGAACTATTATGTTACAGTAAATATAGAGTTTAAGTACTCTTTACCAGACTGCAACACAACAGAAGAACAAGACCTTGCTTTTATTACAAGAGCAGTAGAACGAGGTAAGTTGCCAAAAGATTTATTAGTTAGTGATATTAATATTGTAAGAGAATGAAACAAATTACATCTTTAAGAGAATTAAAACAGTTAGCAAGCAAAGAAACTTCTAATGAAGAAGGAGAAGATTTCTTTATTAGTTTTGGTGTAGCTCGTAGCTCAAAACATATTTATTATGACGGTAATCTATGGTATATTTATAATGCTATTGATGATTCAGAACAAACACTAACTACAAGAGAGCTAAAAAGAGATACAAATATTATAGAAGCTATTGAAAAAGGCTCTCTTTATTTAGATGAGTAACTTTAACAAATCTTATGGCTACTTTATTTAATAACTTTAAATTCAGTAGCCATAAAATTCGTATCTTTGCACTGTTCATGAAAAACTATTATTAAGTAATTTATTATGTTATTAGAAATCAAAGTAAAAGTCAAACGTAATGTTGACAATAAAACAAAAATTTATTGTGAAACTTATCTTACAAGTAAAGAAGTCTTTGCAGAAGCTGAACTTGCTGTAATGCAACATTTTAGTAATGAAACAGGAGTAGAAAGCTATGAAATACTGTCTATAAAGGTTTCTAACCTTAAAGAACTTTACAATATAAATGAGGGAGAAAACACTTATATAGTTACTCTCCTTGACACTTTTACTGACCTTGAGGGTAATGTTAAAAGTCTTAAATATAAAGTTCTTCTATGGGCAGATAATCTTACCCAAGCTAATCAAAGAACTCAAAATTTTGTAAGAGAGGGATATGAGATGACAGTAGAGTCTCTTACTGCTAAACCCATTTATTACATACAATGAAAATAATTGAACCAAAAGTAGAATTATGGCAGCAAGAAGACCCAATAGTTCACGTTGCCAGATGTGCAAGAGTTTGTTATGGAAGTCCAACAGAAGGTAAATCTACTGCACAAGACCTCTATGACAGACTCTTGAAAGCCAAGCATAACTCTATGTTTCGTCATGAAAGTGTTTATGCCATTGTGCCAGACAGTATAGCAAACAAACAATTTCGGATTGCAATAAGTGAGTGGCAGGCTACTCCATATCTGTGCTACTGTAGAG